TTAGAATAAGAATCCAATTCTTGAGCTTCTGACGCCGTAGGCGCTCTAGTCCAACCTACCGCTGGGGAAATTACTTTCTTTTTTTCTTGAGGTTCAACATATTGCGCTGGAGCCTGTTGAGGAGGAGCCATAATAATTGTTACCGGGGGCTGTTGTTGCACAGGCAAAGAAGGTTCCGCTGCGTAGGGAAGTTCAGCTGCCAGCTCGGATTGAGCAAGTTTCTGTAGACCTAAACGCAATAGCTCTTTATCGGAAAACTTCATCGCGTATACCTTCCAATCCAGCGATACCCAGAACCAAATCCACTTTCTCCTCCACATCGGTCGTCTAAAAGGGATTCCATGTTCTGCTGGATTTTCATCTCTTTTGCCAACCGCTCAAACTCCTCACAAAAATACATAGCCCATTTTAAGTAAAGAGCCTCTTTTTCGTCGAGACCTACCTGAGAGATATTTCCGTCTTGTGTTACGAACTGATTACGGACTTGGCGTAAACCTTCTGACCGCAAAAGGATACAGCACACCCCACACAAAAGGACATATTCATTGAGCTGTGCTGGACTCGTTAAATTAGTAATAGGTGTGGTCGCATTCCATTTTGCAACAGTTAAGCGCATGGCTCGTTCGATGTCGGTATTTTCGAACTCAATGTCATCCATCAAAATGTTGTAGTCGGGCTGGTCCCGAAGGAACATCCTAATTTCTTCTACGTCGAGTGGGAACGCATCTTTTGTAAGTTGGACAGGCATAAGATTACCGGAAGACCGCCTTTACAACGTAAATATCTAACCACCCATCCGCATGTGAACCCGCTGTACTCACTTTTAATACTTGAGTAGGCAAAACAATAAGAGGGGGAACAAATTGGAGAATACTTGCTGCGGGTGTCCCTACCGGTGTGTCATGAGTAGTTAGAGGGTCAATGTCCAACGTATTAGTAGCTGCCATTGTGTGAGTATACCGTACTGTTCCGTCGCGTCCCACTATACTGAAAACATCGGGGGCAGCGAGAGACCTCGTTGCTACCAATCCATCAACTTGCATTTCAGTGGTAGAGAGAACTTTGACGACAGTATATGTTTCAGTTAGAGGACCTCCTCCTGAAATTACGGTCACAATATCTCCAGCAACAACCCCTAGTGTTGTCAAATTGATAGCAGGAGTACCACCTCCTACAGTAAGTTTCATAGATTGGGCGTCTGCCCTGTCTCCTACGATTGCTGAAATATTTCCTAACGCGGTGAGAGCACGAATTTCCAACACTTTAAGTGCTTGTTCGTTACCTAAATCGTACAATCCGCCTGCTGCCAGAGCTGATTTAGTATGGTCATCAGAGTCTACGTACGTCAGTAATTGGTCAATAACGAAGGGTTCGTAAAGAATACCCGCGCTATCTTTAGGAATTTCACCACTAAAAGCAACGGCGCTTTTTTGGCGTAATGCCGCAACCTCGAATCCAGCAATAAACATCGTATCCTCCTACGTCGTTATCTCTTTGTGTTCTGGTCCGTAGACCGTGGGTTTCTCAAAGTGTACCACCCAGTCGTTCCCTGCTTCAAGACCTATAGGGTCTATCCAATGCCCATCAATATCCGTAAGGGTTTCGCCCACCCAGGTATCAACGACACCTGCTTGAAATGCTGTTAGTTCGAATACACGAACTACTACACCTTCAATAGGAACATCCTCTGTATCCACGACGGTCATGTCGTCATCTCCAGGGTAATTATGATTTACCATTACAACAGCCATCTAGTCTTTACCTCCAAGACGTAAAGATATCGTGGTAATTTTAGGAGATTTGTACTGTAAGGGAAAGTAAAGAGTGTCGAATTCGGAGTAGAACTATTCTTTGGCCCAGCTGATAAGGCGTTTAGCATAGGACTTGGAAACACCGAGGTCGCCAACAGCGTCCTTTGTCGCTTTGCTTAATGCCTCTTTTGTAGGAAATGCCTCTAGAAGTCCATCCACATTCTCTTCGGTAACTCCCGGTGCAGAGAGGTAATCCTCCCGAAGGTCGTTTCCGGACGTCTTCTCTGTGTCGTTATCTTCATCCTTACCTGCATCCTTTTCAGACTCTGTCTTGGGCTCAGGTGCCTTCTGAGGTTCAGGTTTGGGCTCAGACTTTTTCACAGAAGAAGGCGGTGCGGGGGCTTTGGGCTCCTCCTTCGAGGCCTCCACCAGCTCCAGACCGCGTCCTACAAAACGCTTTACAGCGGGATGCGCAGCTGTTGCCGGAGGTACCTTCTTAGACTCACCGGGGTCGAGAGCGAACCCTCTTACCTGGCGAATGGAAATTCGTACATTCCCCACATTCTTCAACTCGACCATCTTCATGGCTCATGCTCCTTGCAAATTAGTCCTAGACGAACTGAATTTGCTGAATCGACAATCTGTTACCAATACCGAGACCTAGAGCCTCATAGCTCCAGAACTCAATGATATCGGCTTCCTGCCGGATGTACAGAGTAGCATCCTGTAGCAGGTAGTAATTACCGAGGAAGTTATTCGGGGCTTGTGGCGCAAAAACCCATGCTTTGGTTGGGTCGTAAATACCACTCTTAATAGTGGTCACCACTGGAATACCCCAAAGCTTCTGAGAAGCTTCGATACCCTCGTCGAAGTGCCTCTTTGCGATGTCGTCACCAACCGTAGTGGCTGGGAGGTCCAAAGCATTAAGATACTGGGACTTGGTCATCAACATTTTACCGACAGGAATCTGACGGTTAAGCATAGCCTGCATGGCTTGCTTGAATGTTCCACTCTGGAACGGACCGCCTGACTGCTGCGCGGGGTTGAGGTTGATGATGGCGTCTACGAGGTCGATAAACTTCTGGTCCTCTTGGTCCGCCATGTCCTTCACGGAGTTATCCGAGAGGATTTTACGGATGTCAGAGGTGTAAGTCATGAGCTCAAACTTTGACTTGGTGAAGCGTTGAGACTCAATCTTACCGAAGTAAATCGCATATCGTTTACCACGGAACCATGTCCGACGACCGGTACCTTGGAACTGGACAAAGGTCGCTACCGAATCCGGTTCCTTATCGATAATCTTTTTCGGTTGGTCGGTGTGTTCATCTCGGTCAATCTCTTCTTCCGTGATGCCCTCCGGAACTATGAGTTCACGGACAGCCGCTTCTTGGCGAAGTTTTTCGCGGATGAAAGCCGAGCTTTCCTCTGCTGCCTCTTTGACGCGTCCTTCATCCAATTTGCGAACAAAATTGGAATTCACGAAGGAAGCCGAGGTTTCAGGCGTTTGTACCATATAAGACATTCTCGTCCTCCTTCCTTATGGATGCACTGGAGCCCATCCCTGTGGGATGAGTATATTCAGTGTACCTTTTACTGTGTCCGCGCCATCAGGACCAACGATGGCATACATTGCTTCGCCTGCTGTTGCTTTACGCCAGCGACCGGCTGTACCGGTGGTGCCGTCATCAGCAGTCAGGACGTCGCCTGGGCTGTAGGTATCCGTCTTGAAATTGTTGGTGTCAAGTTGGAACTCCCCACCGCCTTGAATGCACGTAATTTTGTGCACGAAAGCGCCGTCGTAGTCCATGTCCCCGTCCACCGTAATGAACAAAATAACAGGTGGTGTAATGGAATCCTGGTCTGCAGGAATCGCTTCACCAGCTGAGTCCATTGCGATGCACATTCCCGGTGGAATATCCCCGGCTACCGGTGTCCCACTGGCAGGCAGTGAGTCATACGGAGACGGAGCATTCTTCACCGGCAGTACGACCATCAAACCAGCCCGCGCATTTGGGTGCGGGTCACGGCTAATGACGTCGAACTGCGAATTCAGAAGTGTCATTGCATCCCTCCTAGCTGTTTACAAATGATAAAAAACGAACGTCCTCGGCGGGTAATCCGTCGAGTCCGGCGACCTTCTCACTGTCGTCAACTCCCCCAAGAGAGTCAACATTTTCCATACTACCTACTGTTCGCTCCAATAGACCATGAATATCGGGGTCCACAGCAGACAGTTTATCTACGAGTTCCTCATCAAGAGGTTCTCCGACTGTTTCAGATATACGTGCTGCCAGAGTAGAAGCCTTTGTGTGTTGAGCTTCTTTCTCTTTCGTCACACGCTCTGATTCTAAGCTTTCATAGTACTCTGCATTCTTTTCCAGAACGTCAGCTACGAGTTCCATGAGTTTTTCAGTAGCCATTAGAGTTCTCCTCTCAGAATTCGACGTAATTGGGATAACCCCTTAGCCGCTGTGAGAACGTGCGCACATTTCACAGCTTTTTTTCGTCGAACATGGGCTGCTTCTTTGCGTAAAGAACCCGCAAGCAGCCGTAAGCCCTGAGCAAGCACGGTATTATGTGTTGGCGTATTACTCATGATTACTCCAGAAGCTGTTCAGCAAACTCATGCACTTCAGCATAAGTTACGCGGTCAGTATTACAGTTCCGTAGTGCCGCAGCCAATTTGTGCATACTCCCCGCAACAGGAATCGTAAAAGAAGGTTCTTCTACGGAAGCAGTCTTCTGTGCTTCGTCCTGACGGATAATATCCACTTGGTCTAAGACCTGGGAAACTACCGCTTTAACGTTTGGGAGACGCTTCATTCGTTGCTCCTTTTTTGGGCTCTTCTCTAGATGTCTCTTGCTGCAGTATTACACCATACGTAGAAGCTAGCTTCATCATCGCGACTTTAACTAGCTCCTTGTATTTGTTTTTGGCTGCAGCTGAATACATCACTACTGTCCTGCTTATTGTTGCGCCCGAGCGTGGTTGATGAGCATCTCAGCTTCCGCAGCACCCTTAAGGAATTCACCTTTTGCGATGGTGTGCACTTCACTGAGTGCTTGCTCAGCACCTGCATTGTAATCTGCAGCGGCTTTTTCCATCGTCTCGGTGTAGCCCTTTTCAGCAATTGCGGTAAACTCCGCTTCCGCAGCGGCCTTTTCCATTGTCTCAGCATAGCCTTTTTCTGCGGCGATTTTATACAGAGCGTCCTCGTCACCCTGAGCGACTGCAACCTTCATCAACTCATCGTGTGTGAGCTGGGAGGCTTCGTTCAATTCAGCCAGCTTATTCAAATCCTCTGGGCTGGCGTTATTGATGTCGTTCTCTGTTAGGTTAGAGAGATACTCTTGTGCAGCTACTTTTTGCATGAGCACTTGGGTGTCTGCATCAGCCGCAGTCTTATCATAATAACTCGTAGGAGCAGGAGTCATTTGAAGGGGCTGTGCAGGCTGTGCAGGCTGCTGTGCTGCTGCAACTTTTGCTGCCGCGTCGTATGCAGCGAATTTGTTAATCGCTCCATCCGCAAACGCTTGGCCACAGAGATGTGCATGAGTTACCTCTGCTTCCTTCTCTTGTGACGCTAGCTTCTCAGCAATAGCTTGAAGTCCCGCTACAGCGTCCCCGCTGTTTTGTTCGGGGGTTACGGCTTGCGCAGCCTTTTCCAACGCTTGTGCGAGTGCATTGGCTTCCTGGGGCACTTCCGCAGCTGCGCTACCAACTTCGCCCGTTGCTGCAGCAGCTATCTTCTTTTGCCCCTCGTCCATTTGCTTCATCACTGCTTCTAAGTCCATGGTCATACCTCGTTTGTGTTTACGCAACCAATCATAGGTTGCGTTTTACCCTTTCACAAGTGAAATTCAACCCTCTAGTATCAGCCACCCTAACCATTCTGCTACTTTATCAAGGTTTAATTCCGGCATGATAACCGTACTATTCGTTTGGGAAAGTTCTCCTCCTAAGTAAGAAGAAATTTTTGTACCTTCCGCTAAACCTCTTAAAGTATCTTTCGCACTGCGCCCCGCAGAGGTTAGAGTCTCCTGAACAGGGATGAATGCTCTACGTCCCTTTTCTGCCAGCATACGCGCTGGCCATGTCCTACCTAATCGTCGTCCCACCACAACACCAGTAGCTCCAGTGATGAGAGGATGTTCATGAGAAAAACGTCCTAATTGGTCTAAAATCCTTCGAGATAAGGGCTGTCCTTGGTATCCAATAGGAATTCCAGATTTCAATCGGGACTGATAGTCGTGCGATAATGCCGCCATTAATCCGAGTGTTCCAAAGATAGGAAGTGCTAGCGATGTGGAAGCGGATGACATTTTTGCTAATTCTGTGGACACAGGGATTGGAACCCCTTGGTCTGTCATATAATGCTTCCCCATACTAGGCCACTGAGAAACTCCTAATGCCCCTAAACCAAGAGCAGCTAGTGGTTTCCACTTACCCCGACCCGTATAACTAAGGCCACTTCCAATCATTTTATAAGCGCCCGCTAAGAGACCTGCACCTCCAAGAACTTTAAGGAGATTACGTTTGGCAACTTCATCATGGGCACGAATTGCAGCTCCTCGAGTGGTCCCATACATCTGTCCTGATACAGGGTCACTAATAGAAAGAGGAGTTGTATATGGCGTTTCTTGTCGCCAATTTTGAGGAACAAAACGGCGCTTCAAATATTCGGGAATCCCTGAACGTTTTTCCATGTAAGGACTCATCGCTTCAACGATATCTGCCTCTACATGTTCAGGACCCATATCCAAAGAGCCAGTCTTCTTGAGCTGCTCTAATAGATTCGGGAACTCCTGGAACAAATCGAGTATGCTTCTTTGCGTTACTACTGATTTATCCAGAAGTTCCCTGGGAACGTCCATCTTTGGGTAAGATTTGTAGATAACAATTTTGGTAACTTCTGGGGTGGAAAGCATCATCCCGCCAGAAGCGAGAGTGGAAGAAAAGATTTTTGGTAAAGAAAATTTAGAAATGTTTCTAAGTAACGTATCCGGAAGTTCCGGTGTATTCTTACCGGCCTCTAAAGCCATATTCCGCATTTTGCAGAGATTAGCTATTTCGACCGGGTCGAATCCTTCAGTCTTTGCATCGACGGGAATACCTTGGACAATCTTATCTATAACAGCCATTTTTTTGGCTGCTAATTTTTGTTGTTCCATACTCTCTATGTATTCGCCTGCAGCAGCTCCAGAAATAACGTCATAAGCTTCATCTGCAACCTTCTTCATCATGAAAGCCGTTTGGTCAGCTGGACGATACACCCAAGAGATATCAAAAAATTTAGGACTCGGGTTAAGTGCGGAAACTTTCATTCCATCGATAACGTCACGCATCTGGAATTTGAGATGTTTGCAGTACTGAGCTAGGGTGGGAGCACGGTTTCCGCAGATAGAACAAACATCATATTTTACTCGGGTGCCCATGCTTACAGGAGGAAATTCCCCTGCTGCAATACGTTTGGCAAGGTCGGGGGCCTTTGCATCATCAAGGTCAACAAGTAACTCAACTCGATGCATTAAAGGATTCCAGAAGGCCTTCATGACTTTGCCAACCGCTTTTTTGGGGTCTTTATTTACATGATGTCGATAATTTCGTGCGTGTGTTTCAAATGTTTTGTAGTGTTGAGTGAGTACATCCCCAGGAGCTATCCACGGGGGATTCTCATGTTCTTTATACGGAAATTCTGGAAAACTATCACCATTACGATTTTCTCCGTATCTCTCCCAAGCGCCCATCGCCAACATATAAACAATCGAATGGCCCGGAACAGGAACTATCGATTTAAAATAATCTGAACCGACACTGGCGTGCTTCGTAATCCCTTCGTAACAGGGCTTACCATTAGCCCATAGCACCACCGGCTGAATAGTTGATTCTCCCGTAGGAAAATGAGGTTCAAGGTGCGTAATTTTTAACACTAGATTACTCCACGCAGGATTTCCATCATGTATTCACGACCGTATGCCCGCATTTCTGCATATTTAGCACGGAGAGATTCTTCTCGCATCAACGTAGTAAGCGCTTCGTCTACCGCAGCTACCGCAGCTATTTTGAGATTAGTGTCTGAGGATAACGCTCCCCGCCCTAAAGCACGAGACATCGCATTTGCACATGCAGCCATCTTTAAATGTCCCGGGATATCACTGTTTACTCTGCCTTCAGCTTCTTTACGAATTACATCGTAAAGAGCGCTCGACCCTTCAGCCACACTTAGCTGCGCTTTTTGGCTGTCATCTACCGACGCAATTTTTTCAGCTAGGTCTTCCATCGCTCCGAAGGAGTGAACAAGCTGAGAGACTTCTGAAGCAAAACTTCGCATGGGAATCTCCTACAAGTTTTTGAGTGCGTTCAATCCCTCAAATACTGGACGCCATTTAAGACGATGTGCAGCCATACGACCCCCAAAATATGCGGCCATTTTTTCGAGAGAGACATCCGGCAGACCGGTCATTTGCATGACTAGTTTGTCAGTTTGGTGGCTGGCGACCGCTTCTTTAACAGAAGTCGGGAGATACTCATCGATAATTTTCAGTTCTTCCTGGTCCATTTTAAAATCCTCCCCGCAACCAAGCGCCTTCGTTCTGCGCCTTTTGTATTGCAGTTTCGGCGTCCGCGAGGCCTTTTATTGTTGCGTAGTCCATAACACCGCCCGTCATAGCTGCATTACGGAGAAATGCTTGGACAACATTGGGGTCAGTACTTAGCTCCGGAGCAAAACGCGACATAGTCTGAAATGCTTGTTGCGTCATCCCAGGCTGTTGCTCTTCATATCCACGCACCACAGGGTCTTGCTGAACAATTTGGTTTACTATAGTTTTTCGTTGAGGCTCGCTGACCGCTTTATCTCTAATAGCTTGCGCTGTCGCTCCAATCAGTCTTCTAATAGCACCGAGCCCTTCAGCAGCTACACCCTTTCCTGCACCACCTCCAAAACCCTCGCCTACTTCTTTCCACATATCTACGTCAGCATGCTTTGTAAATGCCAACTTTGCTGCAAGTCGTGTCTTTCTACGAGAAAAATCAGTGAGAGAAGCAGATGAATACTTTGCTCCAGGATATCCCATTCTTTCCATCATGAGTTGTCCTTCCATCTTATGTGCCGGACCGCGCAAATTAGCTGCACCTAATCCTACACCTGCCCCTGCAGCAGTCAAGACGGGATGCTTTGCTAGAAAAGCGGGGACCTTATCACCGATTAAATCGGTTAGTCTGATAATGAGAGGCGGCTTACCGGCCATTAATTTCCTCCAGGAATATTAGCAGCTATCCATTGGATACCCGCTTCATACCTTTCAACTTCACAACGCGCGTCGTGTGCAGCTTTCACCATATCTATTATAGTCTTCTCTTCGGGTACGACGTTAGCGATATGGCTATTCACAACAGATGCTATCTTCTCTCCGTCAAAAAGAATCGCCGGAGTATTTGTAGGACTTGTAAGCTTTCGAACAACTAGGAGTTCACCTGCAACTTCTTCTCCTAAAAGACTCACAGCGTTTTTCTCAAATTGTGTTCTGTATGCTGTTGAGCTGTCCCGTGCGACTAGACACCGAGCAGTTTTTTCAAGAAGGTCTAGCCAGCGGAATTTAGTCTGTTCAGCCGCTTCCGACATCTGCTTGGCAGCACGCTCAAAAGCGTATTTCACTTCATGTGGACTGTATTCACGCTCTTTGGGTGCTTCGATTTCAACACCAGGAACAGCACTCGCAGTCTTTTCTAGCGGTTCTTTCTCTTTAGGGATATCACTGAAGTAATCTAATTGACGATTGTAATCTGCAGCAACTTTTTCTTGATGCTGGTCTTGAGCCTCTTTAAAAAGGTTGTTAATCACTACCTCGGGCTCCCCTATATCAAATTCAATCATCCTGTCTGCTGCTTTTTCTTTAGCTTTCTTTTCAAAGATGCCTTCAAAAGCAGTTACATTAGCGAGACAGACCATTGTGCGGATACCATCGGGGTTGAGACCTGCCTCTTGCGCTACTTTAGTGGAAAGGTCATTGATACTTTCTGCGCCGTCAGATTCCACAAATTGCTTACCTATCTTCGCGGCGGCATCTTCATATTGTCTTCGTGTCCACATACTCTTCCCCTTTAATGCAGAATTTCCTCTGGTTTGACACCTATCTCCTCAGGTGTCTTGGTAGTAACAAAGCGGTCAATCTGTGCCAAAGCACTCATTTCGAGTTCATCAGAATCATCAATATTGGCTTTAGCTGCCACTTGCTTCATATGTAATTGTGACCATCGCAATGCTTCTCTCGCTTCAGCTGAAGTCACAGGCGTTCCCTTTGCGACTATTCCCTTAAAGAAAGATGTTTGCGCTAATTTTTCAGAGAGGTCCTTATCTGAAACAGTTATAGTTTCATTTCCGTGCTGTAAATGAAATGCTATAGCCATAGGACCCATAAGCATTCCAGAATTAACTAGAGATGTTCCCTCTTCAGTTTCACAACTCTCAGCATATTTGGCCGCGTAACGTTTCCAATGTAATTTATGCTTGAAAACCTTTCGGTCAATCATGAGCTTTTCAAAGTTCTCTAAAACTTTCTTACTCATGTTGAGGTTTTTTGCCATCTCTTCAATCGTTGCCCCACTCAAAAAATAAGCCATCACAGGTTCACGGTATTCGGGTATCCGGATGAGTTCCAGCGTCTCTTCAATCACCTCATTTTCGATATTACCTAACATTACATCGTAAACTGCTTTCAAAAAAGGTTCCGTAGGAGCCTTCTTCTCGTCTAGGGCTTTACGGACGTCATTCCATAGCCTAGCTGGGTCATCATTTCTCATCCACGACTATTCTGCATCATCATCTGTGCTTTGTCAGCATCGCTTTGCACAGCCATTGCATTGTGGCTTAGAGACAAAACTACCTCTCCCATGTTCTTAAACACGGTTCGCAGTTTATCTTCTAAGCTAATATATTCCTCGTCGCCAAGGGCTTCCTTGGTCTCTTTCTCTTTCATCCAAAGGGTTAAGAGAACGCGTCCGAGGTTATCCACGGATTTCTCCATGTTAGGAACATATTGTGACACAATATCCTGAAGCACAGGCGCAGCGGCGAGCATTGCTATCGCCGCAGTGTCGAACATCCCTTGGTCTTGGAAACCTTCAACTTGGTCAACCATCTCCGGATTGATTTGTTGAGCAATCAATTCCGGGGATAAACCTTCCTGGTCCATCATCGGCATCGGAGGAGGCTCTGGCGGCATTGGAGGGGTAGGTGCAATCATCTGTGCAGCTACTGCAGGAGACTCTTCAGCACCTGCTGGTATCTGTCCACCCGAAGCTTGTGAAAGTTCGTTAGACCGTTGTTGTATCCCTTGAAGGACACCTACCAGCTGCTCATTTTGTTGCATCTCCATTTCCATCTTTTGTTGGAGTTGCTGCATCTGAGCCTGGTTTTCTTGAAGCGCCATTTGATTTTGCTGCTGCAGTCCATCGATAGCCTCTCCAATAGCCAAGTCAGTGGGACTCAATGGTGATTGGGGAGGTGGAGCTCCTTGCATTGGGTCATACGGAGGCGCACCTTCACCCATCGGCATTTCACCCTGTTGCATTGGTTGCATTGGAGCTTGTCCCATAGGAGGCAGTCCTTCTTGTTGCCCCGGTTGC